CCTCACTAGATCAAGAAACAGAACAGTATTACAACAAGTACTTTGACCTGTTTAACACCGCTGGTTGGAAACAGTTAATCGAAGAACTACAACAAAACGCTCTCGTAATCAACAGCGTAGAAGCTACCAAAGATGAAAACGATTTGTATGTACGTAAAGGACAACTAAACGTACTAGCTTATCTAATTAACTTTGAAGCTACTACTAACAACAACTACGAAGAGCAAACTAGCGATGATTAAAGTATTTGATTTTCGCTGTACTAACGGACATACCTTTGAAGAATTTGTAGAAGGTGACGTTACATCCAGTAGGTGCGGGTGTGGCGCTAACGCTACAAAAATCGTTTCAGCAACTCAACACATACTCGAAGGGTCTTCTGGGGATTTCCCCGGCAGACACATGAAGTGGGTACGTGAACACGAGCAAGCTGGGCGATCTAGTCGGGAACCCTAGTCCTAGGTCACTTCCCATTTTAATCCTCCATAACCTTAATAATAGGCGGGGTAAGTTTACATTATGTCACGAGCACAATTACTTGATGAGCGTCCTGAAGAAGAACCAACGGAAACAACTGAAGAACTAACCACAAATTCTATTGAGACTCCTGAAGAGGAACAACCTCAAGAACCAGAAGTACCGGAAAAGTACCGTGGTAAATCTGTAGAAGACCTTGTACAGATGCACCAAGAGCTTGAGAAGTTTTCAGGCAAACAGAGTACGGAAGTTGGTGAGTTACGGAAGGTCGTTGATGACTACATTCAGACACAACTCTCAATCCAACAAGCACCTCAAAAACAGCAACAAGAATACGATGACGTAGATTTCTTTGTAGATCCACAGAACGCTGTTAACAGAGCTATAGACAATCACCCTAAGATCAGAGAAGCAGAAGCTTACACAAAGCAAGCAAGACAACAGGCTACTCTTGCACAGTTGAAATCCAAGCATCCCGATATGGAGAGTATACTACAGGACGCCAAGTTTGCTGAGTGGATCAAGGGGTCAAAAGTCCGAACACAGTTGTTTGTTCAGGCAGACCAAGGGTACGATTACGATGCGGCTGACGAACTGTTTAACCTCTGGAAAGAGAGAGCAGTAGTAGCACAGCAGACCGCCAACGTTGAAAAACAGGCACGTAAGAACACTCTGAAGTCAGCCAGCACAGGCAACGCTCGTGGAACAGCGGAGGGAACACGCAAGAAAGTTTATCGTCGTGCTGACATTATTAAACTTATGCGAACAGACCCAGAGCGTTACCAAAGTCTTTCAGATGAATTACTGAAAGCATACGCAGAGGGTCGTGTACGCTAGCCTAACATTTAAGGAGAATTAAAATGGCTGGTGAAACCTCTGGTGCATATTTTACAGCTAATGCTGTAGTAGACAAAACTGCGGCGGGTACTTTTATCCCCGAAATTTGGTCCGATGAAATCATCGCCGCTTATCAAAAGAACCTGAAGATGGCTCCCCTTGTCAAGCGTCTGTCGATGACTGGCAAGAAGGGTGACGTTATTCACATTCCTAAGCCCATCCGTGGATCAGCTAACGCTAAGGCAGAAGCTGTTGCGGTAACCATTCAGGCTAACCTTGAGTCAGAGTTGACTGTCACTGTTGACCGTCACTTTGAGTACTCACGTCTGATTGAGGACATCGTAGAAGTACAGGCTCTGTCTTCTCTGCGACAGTTCTACACTGAAGACGCTGGTTACCAACTGGCTCTGCAAGTTGACACTGACCTGATTAACGCCGCTACTGGCTTTGGTAACGGTACTCGTACTGCTTCTCCTGCCAACACTGGCGCTAACTGGGTAAACAGCAACAGCTACTACTTCAATTCCGCTCTTGGCCTTGCTACGTATGCTGTTGACACTGTAACCTCTGGTGACAACTTCACTGACCTTGGCTTCCGTGAGGCTATCAAGCTGATGGACGATGCTGACGTACCTATGGACGGACGAGTTCTCGTAATTCCTCCTGCTGTTCGTAAGTCAATCATGGGCATTGATCGTTACGTGTCTTCCGACTTCGTTGGTGGACGTGGCGTTGAGTCAGGTCTGATTGGTAACCTGTACGGTGTAGACATCTACGTGTCTAGCAACGCTCCTGTACTGGAAGTTGCCGCTCAAAACCCAAATTCTACCGCTGATACTCGTGGTTGCTTGTTCTTCCACAAGGATGCTTTGGTAATGGCAGAGCAACTGGCTGTACGTTCTCAGACTCAGTACAAGCAGGAATACCTGTCTACGCTGTTTACGTCTGACACGCTGTACGGTGTCG